CCTATTTGATTCAATTATTTCAATTCCTTCTGCTCGTGCCTTAATGATATTTGAAAACTGAAATTCTTCAATCCCCACAAGTTCCCCTGCCTTTTGATATAGAAAATGCTCATATCTATTTTCGTGGTTGCCTATCTTAAAAAATATTTTACAATTAAGTTCTTTCTTAATGACATCAATAAAAGCCTTTAATGTGTCTAATTCAAATTTAAAATCCCTTTTCTTTGGGTCTTTCATAAATCTGCTTAACGTATGGCAGTCAATAGTATCACCATTTAAAAGTAAAGCATCTATCTTTTCCTTCTTTAAGAAATCAATAGCACAAGTTAAAGCACCGATATTGTGGTAAGGTAAATGAATGTCTGAAAGAATACCTACTTTACTAAACCCTTTAATGATGTAAGGTTCGTAGATTGTTTCTGAAGATTCAGGAAGTTGGTAAGGGTTATGTGGTCGCATTTTATCTTTTTTAAATTCACTATCAAAGTGTTCTTTTTGATTCGGATTTTCAAAGTTCATTAACCTTTTTCTTATGTCTTCAGGATCCTTAAATAGTAAAGGGTTGTCATTATAGATAATCCTTGAAAGTTTCCTTGTAGGCATATCCATATTGTTTCTGCGATAATCCTTTAAAAGTTCCGTCTTGTTCATGCCTTAAAATATAAATCGGCTTCAGCCTTTCTTCTATTTGTTAAACCTTTTTCGTAGGGACTTCCCTTTGCTACCCATTTCATTAGTTCTGCACGAATCAAAGCATTACCGGGATTATCAATAACCATCTTCTTTAACGTGCTTCTATTGAATGCTCCAACACCTACGTTATAAGCAAATGAAACTAAAGCATCAAACTGATTTTGATTCACCTTTACTTTGACCTGCGAAGCAAACTTTTCAACGTAGAAAGTAAGAAGGGATTCTGCTTTGTATAAACTTATTTCCTGACCTTCTTTTACTGATTGTCCGTCCTGCCATTGTGTGTTACCATATCCAATAGTCCATAATCCTGCAGGACATTTATAAGCCTTTAGCCTACAACCTTCAAACCTCTTAATTAGATTTATACAATTTTGACTTGGTTTCATTTGCGTAGATGTAAGAAATTAAAACGATTATAATAATTAGTAACCAAATGCAAACTTTATTCATTACTTCCGTTCTTGTCCGGTAATCTTCTTTATCCCTTAAAGCATTATCCCTTTCCTTTGTTAAAGAAAAAACCTTTGAAGTGTCAATAATATTTTTAATAATGTAAGGTGGATTCTTACGCAAATCATTTTGAAGGATCTGAATAAACCTGTTAGCATTTTGCAATTTTATAACTAATTGCTTGACATTTTTAGAACAATCTTTTTTTATAGTATCAGTAACTATAATTGTTTCAGTACTATTACTTAAAAAGGTATCTATTCTATTTATGTATTCCGTTACTATTTGGGTGTCTTTAGTAACAATAGGTTTGAATAATTCACCGCATTTTTGCGATACTAAAACAGGATATTCAATGCTTACTTTATTTAATTGTTTAGATGCTTTTTTCTCTGAATAACAACCTGTAAAAAAAATTGATAGAAACAATAAATATTTCAGCATAAAATGTTATTTTTGAAGGGATAACAATTTGGGACTTTTACTTGTGGAACGGAGTCGGTTTTTACTGACTCCTTTTTTTATGGCTTTCCTGTAGCGTCATAGTCCTTCGCCAAATATCCAAAAGCAGCCAAAGAAGCAGCAAACAAAATTTTGGTTATTGTGTTGCCGTCAAAGTGGTAACCTGTTCCTTCAACGATAGGTTGAACTGCTACCAATGTTGCAAGAATCAATCCGAAGATTGTCGTTTTTGTACTTTTCATTTTTTTATGTATTTGTTGAAAAATTTAATTACTCCAGGCATATTGCCTACGATTGTAGTTATACTTGCTGTAATAGCAAAGAATCCTATTACTTCAGATGAAGTTAAAAATGTGGCTATTGATAAAAGCCAAACTCCTAATAATTCAAAATGTTTCATTATAATAAAGTTAATCCAAGTTTATTAGCTGCCCATTCTATGCAATAGTTATTATCAGCACCCCAATTAGAATATTCTGCTTCAGTCATTGAAATATTCCCTGAAGTAAAAACTCTTTGTGGTGTGTTGTAATCTGAAGCACCAACTAATTCATAATAGAATGTTGCAGTTGTTGCAGTCATATCTAAATCAAAGCATTTAAGAATTAAGCCTATTGCCGTGCCTTGTGTTGGTATTGTTAATGGTTGTATAGGTATCATAATTTATAATTTACCAAGTTGCTATTGCTACACGTTTCCAAGTATTAGTTGCCGTGCAGACATAAATAAAGTTTGCGTCTATTCTTATTTCACCTGTTGTGCCTGTTGCTGAAGCAGAAGCAGGTGCAGTATTTAATGTTCTTAAAAATATTTGGTTAACCCTTGCAGTTCCGTTAACATCCAACATATGAGTAGAACTCGTTGATGTTCCTACTAATAATTTTGCAGTTGCAGTTACGTTTAAAGTTGTAGGATTTATTATTATAGTTCCGTTTGCATATGCTTGAAATATATTAGCTGCGTAGTTTTGAACTACACCTGCAGAACTTCTTTCAGTATAATTAAAACGCATTGCATTGTTAGCCACCGTGCTTGAATAAACATATTGTAATTCAAAGCCAGGATAACGGCTATTAGCCTGTAAGTTAGTTTGTGCAAATGCTATTCCTGCACCATCAGTTGAAGTTGCTGAAGAAGTATAAACCCCTACTTTAGCATCTCCATTAAAAGAAAAAGAACCGCTTTCAAAAGTTCCTCTACCCATTGTTCCTGCCGTACCTCTTACTACATCAAAAGCGTTAGCAGGTGCAGTTGTCCCAAGTCCTAATCTATTGTTGGTATTATCCCAAAAGAAATTAGAGTTCTTTTGTGCTATTGTAGTTCCATCTGAAAATAAAACTGAACCACTTGTTAAAGAAGGTAGTGTAAATTTTGCTGCTATTGCAGAATAAGTATTAGTTCTTGCACTATCACTTCTAAATTTAGTTTGATAGATTGTAGAATCTGACAAATTTAACTTTGTATTTAAGGCATTATAAGTGTTAGTTCTTGCAGTATCTACTCCGAATTTAGTTTGGTAGATTGTAGAATCTGAAGGTTTTAAATACTTACTTCCTATTGCATTGTTTATGCTTACATCGTGCCATAAAGAATCAACCCTACTGAATTGTAAAATAGTTGAATCAACAGGAACTAAAGCTATTTTAACATCGCTTAATTCATCTAACTGCCATCCGTTTTCTATTTTTATTTCTATTGAACCAAAGGTTGGATGTGCCCTTGTTATACTTCCTATCTTACAAATGTGATTAGGTGCTAAAGGTTTTGTAATTGTCAAACCTCCAGGTACTGAAGGACTTAAGTAAACTATATCCCCATCAGTAAAACTTGCAGTAGGTAGATTAAGGTTTTCAATTTTACCTGCTTGAATTACTACACCTTCATTACTTGTAGGAATATCGTTTTCAACTAAAGCAAATGTCTTGTAGGAATTTTCTTCATTGTTTCCTTGTGCAAGTGCTATAGTAGGCAAATTGCTTGAATGTCTACCACTAATGTAAACAACTGAACCTTTTGCAATTGTGCTACCTGTGTTATTGTAAACACTTGTTACTAATTTTGTTGCAGATGTTGAACCACCACCGCCTTTAATCGTATCCCAAACTAATGTCTTTGGATTGTAAAAATAAAACCTTCCGTTTGTAGAATCAATGGCTAAAGCACCCTTTCTTGTTATGTTACTTTTAAGTGTAGGCACTCCGTTGAATGTAGGAATCGTTAAAGTAGAATCAATATTAAATCTTGGTGCTGAATATCCGTATTGTGGCATCAATTGGTAAACTTGACCAAAACTAACTTGACAAAAACAAACTAATAAAATTGTAATTAATTTCCTCATAAGGTAGGCATATCGCACCCATCAAAACTTGATGTGCTTGTTAAGGTTATTGTTAATTGAACTCCACTTAAATAATCTTCAAACTTTTCGCTAATTACATCGTAACGAATGTTGTCATCTATGATATAAGAATTAGCACCATTTCGCAGTTTACTTATTATATCCCCTGCTATTTGATGCATATCGTTTACAACTTCAGTTTCAAACTCG